AGTCCTCTACAATGTTGTAGTGGTTTAGTAGTGTGCTAGCCATGTTATTAATTAATAACTAAGAATTAAAGCCCGGTAGTTTTTGTTTTTCGCAAGACTCTTTTGCCATTTCCGGCATTGTTTTTGTGGATTTTGTTGGGGTTTCTCCGCCTAGTTGTCCGTTGATTGGTGGAATTGCTTTGAGTTCAGCTTGTTTTATTGCGGCTAATTCAACACGTACTTGATCGGGTGTTTTTTCGGCTGATAAAAACTCAGCAGTCATTTCAGGCTTATTGGCTATCATGCACAGTTGCGCTATTTCGGAAGCTGATGCGTGTTTTTGGTTTTGCGGTTGCTTGGGTGGGTGTTCTGTTGGCTGCATTCCGCTTAAATATTGCTGCACACCATTGGTTATTTGTTCGAGGGTGAAAGATGTTTGTTTTGGGGAACTATTGAGAATTGTTTGTGCTGCTTGTGTTTGTTCAGCGGTGGGTTGGGCTGTTTGTGCCGCTTGTAAAACGGCTATATCTGCTTTTAGTTTTTCGATGTGTTGTGCAGTTTGTTGGCTGGTTTTATCACTCATTTTAGGGGTCTCTAAACCTTTTGAGGTTGGTTTTGTTATTTGTTCATTCTTCGTGCTGTTAATTCTAGCAATTAGCGTAGCTGTTTTGTCTGTTGGTAAACATTGTATGGGTATATTTTGGTAAACGTCAAGCACTGCGAACGATATTGGCTGACTTAATGACACTTTCATTTGCACGCTGGCTGTTTTTTCTGCTTCTTTTAAAGGTATTAATTCGTCTGCAAAGCCCAAATCTACGGACTCTTGTCCGTCCATCCACGTCTCATCTGCCATCATTTGTTGAATTTTATCTAGCGGCAATTTTGTTTTTGATGCGTAAGCTTCTGCAACGTTTTTGTTAATTTGGTTTAAAACTTCCGACTCCTTTTGCAAATCACTGGCACGTCCTTCGCTTCCAGATTCGGCTTCATGAATCATGATCCAACTGTTTTCATGCACTTTTACCTTATCTGCTGCCATTAATATTAATGAGGCCATTGACCAAGCCATGCCTTGTACCGTTGCGGTTACTTGTGCAGGATGTTCTTTTAATTGGTTCATTATTGATAGGCCATCGGAGTAAAACCCGCCAGGAGAATGAACGTTTAACTGTATTTGTTTTGCTGAACGATTCCTATTAAGAATTAACAAAAGGTCTTCTGCCTCATTTTCGTTCCAAAAATCACCAATTACGCCGTACAGATCGATAGTTAGCAGGTCATTATCAGATTTATGCGTGAACATGGTGGGTTTTTTGTGTTTACTTGGTGAAAATAGTTGGGTAATTCTTTTTGTTATTTTCATGGTTTTCCAATTTTTTTTAAGTGAGCAGCTGTAGATGTTTTATTATGTGTGCGCTTGAGTTGTCTCTTTGGTGCTCTTTATCCACAATTCCCAGTCTACATCTGTGCTATGCAAAATAAAAATAGCCAACGAGTCTGTTTTTAATTTTAGTGAGGAAGAATTTTTATTTAAAATATCTAAGATAGGTGATGGGTCACTTTGCCAAAACTCACTAAATCTTCCGCACAGCTCAACATTTATATTTTTATTGTTGTATGGATTTTTGATTCTTGTTGCTATTTTTGGGTTATCCCAATTTTGTTTGATGGTTTTTGAATTAGAATCATAAATTAAACCTTTTTGATCTGCTGTGGCGCTTTGTGTTGGATGTTTTTCGTAGACAATCCCTGAATTTACCCTTGTGCGATCCAAAGTAAAAAGAACCAACGAGTTTGAGTTTAAATTTGGTTCTTTTGAGGAATAATTTTGATTTAAAATATCCACCATGGGCAGTGCTTCACTTTCCCAAAATTCTGTAATTCTTCCGTAAAGCTCAATATTTGGCTGTTTATTGTTGGCTCTGTTGGTGATTTTTGTCATTACGCTCATTTTGTTTATTCCTTGTTATGTCGGATTTGTCATTTCACGTTCAATGGCTTGTCCGTTGTTGCTGGTTTTGCGTGGGTCAGAATCATAAATTAAACCGTTTTCATCCGCGCTGGCGTTGTCTCTTCGTTGTTCTTCGTCGATCGTTGCTGCATCCATGCCAGTGCGTTTCATGGCGAGCATTGTACGGCTGATTATTCCTATGCGTATGTTTGTTTTATCCGCTACAGCGCCTTGCGCTGGGTTGGCATGTGGAAATCCTGGCGGAACCCACTCGATAAATATTTGTTGCGCTTTTTGTACGCTTATGAAGTCTTGTAAAACTGCGGCCGCTAAAAACCATTCACCTACACGCCGGCAAAATTGGTGCATGATGAACATTTGGTAATTTTGTCCGATATTTCTTTGGTATTCTTGACCACCTTCGCGAATTGAGCTGAAGGATGTTCTTGATAGGTCGCCGGTTGTTTTACTGTAGGTCGAATCAGCGCCAGCCGCTATGGCGTGTTGATTTAACGTTGTGAAGTCTTTATAACCTGGGCCAACATCTGCTAGCTTTGCAAATTCTACTGATTCGCCGGTAGATAATTGCTTGAAAGTTCCTATTTGTAAAGCGGAGTTCGTTTGCGGTATTTCACCAACTGTGGCGATTAGTCCGTTTGCGTGTTGTGTTGTGTGCAGTTTGTCGTCGCCCCAAAAGTTACTGGGCAAACCCATATCTGCTGCGCCCGGTCGGGTTATAAAGCCCGTTATAGCGTTTTGTTGTTGGTGATGTTCGATAGTAGCATCATCGACCTTTTGTGTGTCTCGGGCTTTTGATATTGCGCTAGTCATGTTTGGAGCTGCTCGGCTTTCGCCAATTCTATCAGGATCGAAGATGTGCAATATTTGTTCAAAAGGTATTCTTTCAGCTTTATTGTCCAATATATTTCGGTTGCGGTCTTGAGGGTGTCTGGGTAATACCCAGATTGCTATTTTTCTTCCAGTAGGATCGTATTCAATGCCTTGTCTTATTTCTCCGGTTTTTAATTTTTTAGTAAGGGTTATAGGCACCAAGTCTGCTTCAATTAATTGTAGGCTTAAATCAATAGGGCTCAAAGGTTGTCCAGGACGTGGAATTGCAAACATCTCGCCAGTATGGCCTAGCGCTTGTATTATCTTTGCTTGTTGCATGTATAAGTTGAAATCCCCAACATGGTCGGAGTGTTGGGCCCACTTGCGAAAAAGACGCTGCAGTATCATATTCTTTTTTCCACTTTCTTCGTCTATAAAAAGTGGCTTTATACCCATGAATATTGCATTCGCGCCATTGCTTTTGGTGGATTTTTTGATGAAAGGATTATATCGATAAAGGTCGCGCCCTTGATTGCGCAATAGTTCTAGGTCGCGAAGGTTGACAGTGTCAGGCGCTAAAGTCGGAAGTCTGTAATCTGGATGCTGTTTTTGATGCCAGGGTGTATTGCTAATTAGATAGCCGCTGGCTGTCACTGCCTTGTTTTCAGATTGGCAATTTATGTGGGTTTTGTCGAAGGCTGCTTGGGGCATTTTATTAATCTGCTAAGGAAAATTAATAATTTAGATTGTGTAGGTGTAAAATTTTACATCTTTACAGTGGTTGGTGTCAAATTAATAAACCACAGTCGGGGTTATTATTGTTCTAGGTTTTACCCCTTCTAGGAAGTTGATTTTCGTTTGTAATTGTTCAAGCGCTTTCTGCATTTGGCCAATGCTTTGGTATTCTGTCTTTCTGTCTCCAAATTCTACTATTTTTGCCCCGCTAAAAATCGCGCTTTCAAGGTTTTCTTTGAATTCTTCCAGTTGTTCGATTGTAAAAGCCATTTCTAGTTTTTTTGTGGTTGTTGTATTAAGTTAAGCGGCCATTACGGCACGCTCCGTTACTTTTCTGTGAACCTCGGAAAGTATGAACCCATGTAGCTTCAAAACTTCCAGCGCGCATAGATTGTATACTCTACAGTCTAAGGCTTCATTGCGTTTATAGCCAGGTTTCATTTTCCATATTCTTCTGGGTAATCCACTTTTTGTGGGTTCTTCTATGACTTCTTCTGATGTGAGTTGCTTGAAATATTCCTCTGGTCTGTCAGGTGGGAAACAGCAACGTCCTGTGTTGGGCGTGTTGTTTATTAATCGGTTGTAAATAGTTTCTTTTGCAGAGTCTACCCCTATTGAGTAAAAAGGTAGCTTATATTTACCAGCACTGACTTTCCTCGGCCAAATGGGCTTGCCTTGTCCTGATACACCATTCACCGCAAAACAGTTAAACCCTACTCGTTGATTGACGTAGTTTAATACTTGCTGGGTGAAATGTCCTCCCATATCTATACATGTGCTCATTATACGCAGTGGTACATTAGCAGCTAATGCGTGTTCAAATACTCGGCGTTCTTTGTTCAGGCCAAAAAATAAAATTAAGTCTAGTTTGTCCCAGGTTGTTTGATTGCCGGGGCTGCCGGGGATGACTTGATATTTTATGCTGTAGGTGTCCTCGTATTGATTCCACGCGACTATTTCTAACTCTAGTCGATTATCCTGCACGTCAACCCCTGCTGTCAGCAAGCAGCTGTCGATGGGTAATTTTTCGCCCCAGTCTGCGATATTTTTTTTAAGTATTTTGTGGCTTATTCGATCTCCTTTGGTTTCAAATGTTTTTGCTCTTTTCGTGTTGGTGAATGTGCGTTTTTTGTGGATACTTCCTTGTGGGCCTATTGCGTCTGCAAATGCTTCTGCGAATTCTGCCCATGAAAAGAATCCCAATGGGGAATAAAAGCTGCTCAGTTGATAACCTCTCTTTTTTCGTGATTTATTTTGGGGTTTTGTTGGCTGCCATTTTCCATTTTCCAGCATGGCTGTTTTGTGTTTTCGTTCTTCTATTTCGTACTTACATTGTGGACATACGAAGTGCGATTCTGCTGTTATGAATCTGTTGTTGGAGTCTCTTGGTATCATAAAGTTTTCCCATTCTAAAGTATGCTTAAATGAGCAAGAAGGACATGGCAGAAAGTATTTGCGCCAATCGCTGGTTAGCATTGCGTCCTCAATGTGCGAGAAGTTTTTTTCTGTAGGGGATGAGATGCGCAGCAGCTTTTTTATATCGCCAGCGGCGTCAAGGCGAGCAATGGCAAGGGTGGATGGGTCTCCTTCGTTGTTTATGTCTCTTTCAAATTTGTCATTTTCATCTAATATTAAAAAAGCAACAGGCGCTTGGCTAAGACTTGCAGCGCTGTTTGCTCCGCCGATCATGAGAACGCCGCCCGGAAAGCCTTTGTAATTCCATGCGTTTTCGCTGTCTCTGCTTTTTTTGGGGTCTATTAGTAGGCGTAAAGGCGCTGTATTTTCAATCAAGGTTGTGATTCGTTGCTTGCTGAATCTGCGTGCAAGTTCAAGGGTAGGTAGTACGTATAGCATGGAGCAAGGGTCACACACTGCGCGATAGGCAACGCAGTTCTTTGCAAGCGTTGTAAGGCCAAGCTGTGTGCCCTTCATAAAATCACACTCTTGCAGCTCATGATCCGGGTGCATAATTTCATATACTTCATCTAAATAGGGCGTTATATTGCTGTCATAATTGCCTGCTAGCGTTGTTTCTTTTGTGTCTAAAACGATGTTTTCATCACACCAAATTTTAATCGGAGGGACTTCTTTGGGGGTAAATCCTTCTAAGAAATAACTGGTTAGTTTTGCTACGTTATTCATTTGTGGTGATTTTTTTAAGTTTTCTGATGGTTTGTTGTATTAGCTTTTTATGAATATCTTGCAACATTGTTCTTATTTTTTGTGGATTAGTTTCTGCAGCTAATGGGATAGCTTGTTGTCTACTTATATTGGTCATCCCTTGCACTAACTCTTTTGCTATTTTGGTTATTTCACGACCCGCTATTTTTAAGTCTAAAGATTCCCCTTTTATTTGTGCTAACTCTATTTCTGCTTTATCGGCATGCGCTTTTATTCTTCTTGCGC